TAGTAAATCATCAAGGTTTACTTGTCCTTCTACTGCACCTACACGATAATTGTTTGTAAGGTAGAGGTTATCTAACATTTGTCTTACAACTGTAGACTTGATAAGCTGTAAGTCTAGGGCTCTGTCTGCTAAAGACTGACCATAGAACTTATGTGGGATAGGAATAGGGCAAATAGAATGGAAAGGTACATAATCACAATCCATATCCTCTAGAATCTCTTGAGAAGCGTATACTACACGTCTTAATTCAGCAATACCGTCATTATTATAGTCAGTTTTGATGTAACATTCGTACACTTCTATAATTTCCATAGATTCATCTTGTGAACCCATAGAGTTTGGCTCTTCGCCACGAGTATAACGAGCAATTCTTTCAGGACTAAACTCTAATGTATCACCAGCAGCAAGACCTTCTACAATTTTTTTATCAAAACCCATTGCAATAAGTTCTGAACGAGTCATTTGTCTGCGGTGAGCTACAAAAGGTGAGTCTTCAATAGTTTTTGCACGTTTAGATATTAAGAATTCTTCTGGTGGTATGTTTTCTACCACTACTGAACCTTTTTTTACAGTCTTTTTAACTTTAACGCTATGCGTTCTGTTAGTTTGTATCATTGGCATACCAGTCATTGGGTCTACTGCTGGCATACCTGTCATAGGGTCTATAACTTCTACAGAGTCTTCTAAAGTTTCTTGGCTAAGAACCTCTAATTCCTCGTCTTGCATAAGCATAAGGAGCTCATCATCTGATAAGTTTTCATACTTCTCTTTAGTAACGTCTTTTTTGTCATCCCAATAGGCTTTAACTACGCCTGTTTTTTGTAAAAGTGCGTCTTTAAACCAATTATGTAGGATAAGAAAGCCATCGTTCTCTTTATAGAATACCCAGTTACAATATTCTGTAGCTTGTTTAGCAAACGGCTCATCACCATCATTAACTGGTTGAAATTCAACTACGTTATCAGAAGATGTAAATACGCGAATAAGTTGTGGGAGTGCACCGTCTACTACTTCTGCTACTTCGCCAGTAACAATTTGTGATTTACCTTCTATTTCATTACCATAAGGCTCACGCAAGTAATACTCTAGTGCTTTTTGTCTTTCGTCTGTAGTATCTGTTTCGATAAACCCTAAGGCATTATCTATTTCAGATTCAATAATCGACTTTAATTTATTTTCATCCATTAAACTATCCATTTAGTATTTACGTTAATCGGTTTATTCCACTCTTCAGCAGGGCTATCGTCTAATCCTGTGGCAAGGTATCTAAAAGCGTCAGCAGCATGTGATGACCAATCATGTAATGGTCTATCATGGAATACAGCTCGTTTTTCATCATAGTGTCTACGATAGTTTCGTAGTGCATCTAGACCTTGTTTTGATTTTGGGTCAAACCAACATCTAGGAATTATTCGTCTGACTGCTTGTATGCCATCAGCAACATTAAGTCGAGGAGCAGTAACAATAGTAAGACCAGCATCCTCTAAAGTTTCCCTACGAGATTTGCCTGTACCTAATTCTCTTACTTCTACGTCATGCGGTAGTATGTGTGTAAAGTGTGAATAGTCATTATCTTTAAGCCATGACACATAGTAATCTAATCCTTGACCATGATTTTCCATGTAGTCAATAAGTCTTATTTCTTTGCCTGTAAGTTGGGCTACCCAAATAGCTGTAGAGTCAGACATACCTAAGTCCCATGCTGTGTAGTTACGACACAAGTCATCACGAGGTATTTCCGTCATGTGTGCTTTTTCTTCTATTTCATTTATAATTTTAGAATAGTAAGAGCCTTCTACAGGAGAGTTAAAGTTACACTCAAACTCCTGCATAAACTTATCTTCACCCATCTCTGTGCGGGCAGCATGTAGTTCTTGTTCGTTTAGTATTTTAGTATCACTAGATTTAAACTCTAGTAGTTTCCATCCATTACCTTCAGCGGCTCTATCTCGCAACCCTCTAAAATGATTGTTGCCTTTAGGCGTACCCATAGCAACGCAGAAACCTAGTCGGTCTGTCAACGCGGGTCGGATGATGTCACTGAAGACAGATGGATTGATGTTACCTACTTCGTCAATAACTGCACCATCGAGGTAAATACCACGAAGTGAGTCAGGGTTATCTGCACCATAAAGTGAGATACGTCTACCCATAAAGTCTACACGAAGTTCAGCAATGTTTACTTTAGCACCTAGAGGTCTTGTATAGTTTACAAGATAGTCCCATGCAATACGTTTAGATTGATTATATGTAGGAGCTACATATGCGTATCTAGGTTCTTTTTTTGTGCATGTAAGAGCTGAGTGTATAAGTTGATTAATAGCAGATACGGTTTTACCCATACGTCTATGTGCTACCACTACTACAAAGCGATTGTCTTTTACAGCATTGTGTATCAGTTTTTGGGGGACTCGTGGTCTATACCCAGTATCTAAAGTTTTGTTTTGCGACTCCATATAGGGTCATCGCCTCCTAGTTAATAAATTACCACTTTACTTTGTTAGCCCAATATGCGGCAGACATCTTTCCTTTTGCTATGTTTTTACCATGCCTAGCTTTAAAAGACTTGGCTCTTGCTGTATCACCTTTATCACCACTCACACCTTTTTGACCAAAGCGTATAAGCTTTTCTGTGTCACCATCTTTAGCCAATACAGCGTGTGATTTAGTAGGATGGCTAGGTGTAGCTTTAGGTTTGTTATAACCAGAGAATGTTTCCTTGCCCTTCTTGATCATTTCTTTTTTAAGTCTTTATAATGCACAAGTTTTTTAGATGACTTGCTATGTTCTTTACCTGTGAATAAACCACTAGGCATTTTGTGAGTAGCACCTGTCCACTCTGTGCCATTAGGTAAGTAATGTTTGACGCCTTTCATTTCTTTGCCTTTTTAACAGGCTTGGCTGTCTTAGCTGCTTCTTTAAAGTTCATAGCTGTAGGTGCTCCTTTAGAGCCTACCTTACGCATCTTCTCACCAGAGCCCATAGCAATACGTTTTTTCTTTGCGTTGATGTTGGCATAAAGTCCAGTTTTAGTAGCCATTTTTCATGCCCTTCTTTGCAGGCTTAGCAACTACTTTCTTACCTGATTTCTTAGCATAAGACTTAGCTTCTTTCTTACCTTTTTCTGTGTAAGCAAATTTCATTTTTCCGACCATTGGCATAACGTTCTCCTTAGTAGCCTAGCATTTTTAAAAGTGTGTTTATATTCATAGTGGGTGGTGCGTTTCGTGCAGACATACCACCAGCACTAGGCGGAATGTTTTGCATAGTATTAGCTTGTGGATTCATTTGTCTTAGAGCGTTGACCATAGTATTACCTTCACGATCACTCATTTGACCCATACCATAAGCCTCACTCATTTGTCTTATTCTTGACATCTCATCCATTTGTTGTTGCATTTGAAGTTGCTTTAATCGTGCAGCTTCAGCTTCTGTAAGTTGACCCATACCTGTTGCTGATGGTGATGATTTTCGCATTGCGTCTAAGTACTCTAATAAGCCCATAATAATATCCTATAAAAAATTTGGGTACTGCCGTTTCAAATAACCTTTGGTTTTCGATTTTTTAAAAAAAGGGGGGTGGGGGGTCTAATCTATTCCAGTTACAATCTTTACTTCTATTGGTGTACCATCTGCATTACCACTAATCTCATGCTGTGTAGACTCTTTCCACTTAGCACGAGACTTTAACCAAAAGATCATAGCAGTTGTGTTGCCTTCCTTAGCTTGCTTAAACAAAGTCTCTGCTACAGATGCGTTGGCTTCAATACGACCTTTAGCTAATTCATCGTGGTAATACTTAGTCAAGGTATCTGCACTAATGCCTAGTACTGTGGCTATATCTTCATGGCGTGTCCCTACTGTAGATAACATAAATACTTTATTTCGGGTGGTCTCATTTGCAAGGTGTGGGGGTCTTCCGCCCTTATCCTTGCTTGTGTCAACGATGTCAGCCGCTACACTGTCAGCCTGTACCATGTCTATAGTGTCTATAGCATTGGCGTCTATATCTTTATCCTTCAACATATCGGGCATAGTGTCAGCCTGTACGTTATCTAGATGCGAATGATTCTCATTCTCAATTGGGTTCATTACTCTATATTCCTTGTTATGTCTATATATATTTACAACTGTTACAATTTATTAACAATTTATTCTTTGACATCTTTAAATCTTTTAATCCATAATTCATACGTCAACATTAATTGACTAACTATGAAAGGAATCAAGATGCAATCATTACAACTAAGAGACGTTAAGCAGGGCGTTATTATCCAAAGGAAGCTAGACAGCCGTATTTTATACATCAAGAACCATTATGACAAATCTTCAAAGACATACTCTTTAACGTCTATGGATGACATTAATAAAGAGTTATTCCTCAAACCTTCAACGATAGTATTTATAGACTAAGGAGCTTAGACCATGAAAGATATCAATAGAGACACAGTGAACGCTTATCTAGACTTAATAGAGACTGTTAACGCTTTAATAGACAAAGCCGATCAAAGGCAAGATATGAAAGCTGTAGATGCCTTATGCGATGTAATCACTCACTTTAAAATAGATCTCTCAAATATAGTCACTGGTAATCAGAATATATAGTGATTCCTTTTTATAACTCCGATATACTTATAGACAGTAAACTTAACTTAACTATGAAAGGCTTTAACATGAAAACAGTAATAACAATTAATAACAGGTTCGAGGAACTATCAGACACAGAAAAGCTATACTTAACCCATTTCATTAATGCTATGGCTTCTGAGTCTTACCATAAGAGAGATAATGCCATTAAAGGTATTATTCAATTAACCCATGATATTCATAAATAACGAAAGGTTCTAACTATGAAAACTAAATATTCAAGCAACAGAGAGTTAATTCACGTTTGGGCTCATGACTCAAGCCCTGAAATAATGAAGCAGGCTAATTCTGTTACCTGTCACAATGACATTCTTTATAGTTATAGAACCGCCATAGGTCAAATAGTAAACAATGACACCGTAATCTATAACACCGCTTCTTATAGTAATACTACATCCAAACATCAATCTTTAATGTATCAATCAACAAGTCATTATTTAAACCGTATTTATTTATCAATTCATAAATATGATTTGAACCATTTAATATTCTGTCAGCAGAGCTTTAATGAAATAATCTTTGAGCCTAATCTAAAACAAGCTAGCGAATTCTTGCTTAAAGCTTCACGATCTAAAAAGTATAAAGACTTTTACAGCTCCAAAGCCTTATCAATATTTGATAATCTTGAGAGATATGCTTTATTGTTTAATTTAGCTTATAAGTTGCCCAATCTTCACGCTTTAACCGAATCAGCCCTTAAAGCTGATAAAGAAGCGAAAGCCATTGAAAAAATACGAAAGGCTGAAAAAATCATAGAACAAGCCGAAGCCCTTGCAAATTGGCGTTTGGGTTTAGATGTTCGCAATCATTTCGAAATTACAGCTTTAAGAATTAAAGATGATGTGATTGAGACATCAAGAGGGGCTAAAATACCCCTTGAACATGCTATTAAATTTTGGGGCTTGATTAACTCATGGCATCAAAAAGGCATTACATATAAAAAAGATCATCATTCTATCCATTTGGGTAATTACGCCGTTAATAGGTTTGAAAATGATGTTTTAACCGTTGGCTGTCATGAAATACCATTCAGCGAGATTCTAGGCATAGCCAATCAATTACATTTACAGGGGTAAACCATGAACAACTTATTAAAAAACTTTATTTATTTGCTATTTGGCTTCATAAGTTTTTATTGTTGGCTGTTACTGTTGCTGTCATTTTAGAGTTATCTCAAAAAGCCTCAATTTGGGGCTTTTTGGGGCTAATTTTAGCCATAACTACGAAAGGTTAATTTTATGGATGATTTTTATTATTCTTATGATCAAGATTCAAACCAATTTAGCGTATGGGCTAGCGATACGTTAATTTATGAATCAAAAGACTATGAGCCAATGACTGAAAGAGAGGCTTATAACTTAGCTGAACAATTTTTTATTGAATTTATACAATCTTAAGGGGGTTTATATGTACGTTCTAAACATGAAAGAAAAGACTATTAAACAATTTAATAACATGGATCTAGCCATGTTTATTAATGATTTAATCAAATTCAATGATCAAAGGCTAATAAATAAAACGTTTTTATTCGTGCCAACAAAAAAGGCGGTCAAATACATCATAGAATCATCTAAAAAGGGGCTTTAAACGCCTCTTTTTCTTTTTATAGGGGTCAACCTATGAATCAATAAATAATGGCTTCACAGCCTCTGCAGGGGGCTTTTTTTAATTGTATTTAATACAAGGGGCTTTTATTGCTTAAAGAAAAGACTATTTTTAAAAACCTGTCACAGCTTCACAGGATAGCTATACCCGAAACCGTAAATGAGAATGATTATCATTCGCAATACAAGATTGATGAGAGAACCATGCAGCAAATCTTTTGATGAGATTTAATTAAGAAAATGGATTTTTCGCCTAGCTTTTCCACATTTGAATCAAAACTTTTGTTATTTCTTTTTGCCTTTTTTCTGGTTACTCATTGCTAATGCAATAGCTACAGCTTGTTTTGGTGAAGTTACTTTTTTAGGTGATTTGCCAATATTTAATTGACCTTTACTGAATTCGGACATTACTTTAGTAACTTTAGCTGCTTTACCAGCTTTTGTTGTAGGTTTTTTCATTTTTTATCCAAAAAAAAGCCCTTAATTTATAAAGGCTTAAATGTATTACGGAGAGTATGGGCGAGACTATCCCAACAGGCGAATTATAGCATAGTTAAATACTCGTGTCAAGCGACT